CCTGCATAGTACAAGTACCTGCCGCCGGGTATAAACTTCATTGAAGATATGTACTCGACAAGTTGAGTGCGCTCGTCTTTGCTCAGGATAGGGTTAACCGATTTTCCCATGCTTCCACAAACATCGCTAACGCATCTGATAGCTAGGTTTCTCCAACTATCTTCTGGCCCTTGTGCGTACTTGTGGCGGAAAACATTTTCTCCAAGTGATGTTCTAAAGGAGGGAGATTGTGACATTAGGAAAGCTCCTCGTAAAGCTTGTTTAATTTTTCGTAAGTTAGTTTAAATGAGGCGGTGTCCACCTCCCTGCCTAGACGAGTACACACATTGCTAGCTGCTTCAATCATCGTAGTAGCTAGAAAAATCGTACTCTTCTTCTTGTCGCAACAGCTCGTCTTTTTCTTTCGCACGGTCGTACTCTTTTTTTTTGTTTGGTTCGACCCGCTGGCGGTACTTTGGAGTTCTGACTTCTTTTGCATAGGGGTTATGCCTCCTCGTCTGTTTGCGAGTCTTCAACCTGTTCATCAAATTTCTCTTGCTGCTCAATAAAATCGTCATAAAACGCAATAAGAATATCCTTGCTTGAAAGTCCGAGAACTTCTACGATAAGTTCTGGGTCGTATCTATCAGAAACCCTGTCCAGAAGTTCCTCATCAACCACTGTCATGTATGTTCCTTCAAGAGATACGCCATGCTGACTTCCATCAAGTCGTAGTCGCCACTTGAGACTTCGTGTTTCAAGAGGATTCCTGACCAACTCTGGGCGTTTTTCTGTGGCCCAAGATACTCGTGGTAGTCTTGGTAAAAGCGGCCACATACCAAGCCGCGTCTTCGTTCTCCAGTGCATGTGAATATTTCTCCAACTTGTTTAGCCTGTTGATGACCCATAGTAAAGCTATGGCCTAGATTTTTTAATTTGTTTTCTACTGTACCACCGATAGGGTTTGCAAACAAGCTAGTGGGGTTAACAAAATAATGGGAGTAGCATATCCCATCGAGTGTAAATATGTCTAAGAAGTCGTGAGTTATCACGTCTAGCTTCTGCAAAGGATTTAAGATCTGCTCTTCTAAATCTAAGAACGAACTCATCATCCTCATATCGCCGCTGTTAGCGCTGCGAGTTATCCTGTCCTCGTGGTTTCCAACTGCAAAGTGAATCTCTGGTGAATATTTAGGGGAGCGTAAAGTTTTAAGAAAGCTTTTCATAGCTTTCCACCCCCAATCGTAATCCTCCTGAACGTTTTTGTCCTCCCAACCAGCGTCTCCGGGTTTGTCGTAACTCGACAGACTGCGCATATCCCACCAGTCTCCGATGATAATTACCTTGTCGGGCTTGTGTTTTCTGATGTACCTTCCAGCAGCGTTAATGTGCTCAAGCTTTGAGCCGGGATATATCTGCGTGTCTGGGACCATTACATGTTTCATTAAGGGTAATCTTTTTTGGTTGAGAAGTGCCTATTAGAAGTTACATTTGTTTCTTCAGAAACGTTGTTAGAAATTAACATATCAAGATAGTGCTTTGCTTTTCTTAAATCTTCCAATTTGTTTTTGTCCCTCCATCTGCAAACGTACTTGATGATGCACCCTTCAGCAAAAGGTATCTCATTTTTGATGAGGAAAACTGCTGGTTCAATTGCGTACTTCGTGTAGTAGTCTGGACCATGAGTCGATATTGGGTCAAGTACAGGCTGTAGTTTATGGTTGGGGTTAGTTACTTTATTGTCCATGATTCAGGTATCTCCGTTCCGACAGATGAAACAATGCTATGGCTATCACACCACATTGTGTAAGTTTGTTTGCGAGCTTTGGTTAACCACTGGTCCCGTTGAAAAATCATTCTGAAGTTGTCTGTGCGTATTACGCCTGAAGTTTCTAGGATGGCTAAGATTTTTGTTCTTCCAGATCCTTGCCACAACCCTTTTGCTTCAATCCAAATCTCTTGATCAGGCAACCAAAAGTCAGGCAAGTAATTAGCACGGCGAGCAACAGTAGAACTGAGACATGACGAGCAGACTCCACCACGGATCGGGTAAAGGTACTCAATTTTTTTAGGCTCATGCTCAAATGGAATGTTGCGCTCTTCCAGATTTTTTGCAATGTCATACTCGTACCTGCTGGCGTACGGAGCAAACGAAGCCTTACGTGCTATCTTGTAATTGGAACGGACACTCGTCTGGGATTTTTTTCCATATCCATAGGAGCTGGGCGTTTTTGTTGTACCTCTCTTTCCACCCCTCTTTGAAGTCCCTTTTGTAGTATTCGATGACGATGTTTTGCGCCGCTTTGTTCGTTGTGCCATTGGGCAAATACCTCTTAACTCGTTTGTTTCCAATCCCGCTGATGCCGGGGATGTTGTCGGCATCGTCACCCTGAAGCATCTGCCTCCAGAAAACTAAGTCAGCCTCTTCGGAAGAAACAATTGAAAATATATTTTTAATTGGGTGGTAATGATGTCCAGCAATCTGCTGAAGATCTTTGTCAATGGATATGATGACTGGAGTTCTGCCCCGCTCTCTGGCCGTGATGCAAGCATGACCAAAGAAGTCATCAGCCTCACAACCCTCAGTGGAGTATCCGTTGTGGTGTTCGATGATGTACTCCAACAACTCTGGCAAGTACGTAGGCCGGTGCGACCCAGTACGATTAGCCTTATACTCCTCATCAACGCTCTTCCTAAAATTCTGTTTTGTTTTGTTCCCAGAAACAAATGTCTCGTACTCGATGTCGTCTGTATCGTAATGGTATTCGAGTGCCTCCAAAGAGTTATTGACAAGGCTCTTAACGTTATATAAAGCATTTTCAATAGGCTCTAAGTTCCGCGCTTTGTCAATAAATTCTGGTGGTACGGCTGAGATAATCTCTTTTTTATACTGCCAAGTTCGCCCCCCATTTTCGGGGGGCTTCCTTGAATCAAAGTAATAGGTTTTTTCAGCAGCGAATCCTGCCCTGTAAGCCAGAATATCTCCGTCGAAAAGACCCGTCAGCTTCATGGCATCAACCGGCAGCTAGCTGCTCTGCGGCCTCCTTCCAATCAGCAGTGGTCGCTTCAGGTTCCTGCGCCTGCTTGTCCTCATCACCACTAGTGTAGTGCTCGAACTTCTTCGCCAAAGGAATGACATCGTCAACTGAGAACGAGGTGCCTTCTTTGATACCAGCAGCAAGGCAGGCAACCGCATTACTCAGAGCGTTCTGCCGAATGATAGAACGATTCCTGTCCAACTCGACCGGCTTCAAAGCCTTGTATCCAGTGTTGGCGTTGGGCATAACCGTGACGTTTCCGCCCCCGCCATTGACAGCGGACTGCTCCTCTCGCTCTGTCGTTCGGCTCTTCCACTGGGCAATGGTTGCCTCATCGATTGGCGAAACTGAACCAACGATGTTGTGGTAAGTCCGACCGCCTTTGTCAGCGACCTTGAAATTGAAGCCTACGTTGTCTCCAGAGGTTGCGTTACCTATCTGCGAGACACTGAAAGCCCCGTACCATATATCGGACGACTCGAATTGAATTGCTCCTCGCCCATTCTTGCGTGAAACCTTTGACACAATGCCTTGAATTGATTCACTCATGCTCTTCTCCTTGAAAAATAAGATGCTCTCCGCCGTAAGGGGTTTCCATATACCTCAGCACTGTAGATTTATTTCATCTTTTGTAGTTCGGCGAAGAACATATAATTATTGTAGCAACTTTGTTGCTGTCTGTCAAGCTTTTTCTTTTACCTCTTTGAAAGTTTTTCCAACCGTATAATCCACAGGAAATTCTACGGGAGACGTTACGTTGAACATCTCGCTCAGAGTTTGCGGGACTGACTCCAACACATCTCGAATCTCCGGCACCAATCTATCCATGTGCTCCAGTTCCAACTCACACATGACCGAATCATGTACAGTGTTCAGTAACCAAGCGGGTTTGTCAAGAAGAAATTCATACAATTCCAGCAGCATCAGACTCATGATGTCGGACGCTGCCCCCTGAATTGGATAATTTTTGATCTTGGTTTGCGGGGGTCGAGCAGTTTCTCCATTGAAGTTTAAATTTCCAAGCACCCGGT